GTCTGCGGCGAGTTTCGGGCGCGACTTGAGGACGGTTTCGAGCGTGGTTGCGGCGGAGGTCTTGAGCGTGGCCATCTGGAAGCCCCTCACCTGGTCTTCCAGGGCCTTCTTTTCCTTCGCCCATTTCTCACGCTCTTCCTCGAATTCGGCCTGATTACGCTTCCGGGCGTAATACTCGTTTCCTTTCTCGTCCTTCACATGGCCGATAATGAAGGGGTCAGACGTCAGGGCCTTGCCGTCGAAAACATCCGACGGCTTGAACCCCGCCTGCTGGATCGCCTGTTTGATGTCGTCCAGAGTCATGGTTGCGCTACCTCCTGGGGTACGTTTGTTGGATTCAGCGAACGCCTGGAGCGTCGCTAGAAGCGTCGCACCGGGGAACGCCGGGGTATTGATCGCGGAGTTGCCGAGGGCAACCCCCGTGACTTTCATAATGTCGCTATCCTCAAGCCCCTGTTTGCGGCTGTCGGCAGGGACCATGATTTCGGCCTCTACCGACGCCACATCGAGCTTCAAGTCCTGATATTCCGGGTAGATGTAGGCGACGGCGACGACGGAAACGGCGTTTTCGATCCGCTCGATAGCCTTCCCGACAATCTCCCCGATGGGCGTCCTGCCGTCATGGGTATTTGTCGGCGCATGGAGGTTGAACACGGGCGTCCCGATCTTGAGCTTGTCGCCGAGGGCCTGGATCGCGGAGCGATACCACTTCTGGACGACGGAGCCGATCCCGACGATCCGGGGCCTGGCCTCGCCTTCCTGCCCGACGACGAACGCCTTGAAAACGGGCTTGTGGTTTTCCGCCTTGATCGATGCGAGTACCCGGGCAGGGACCATGTCCATGACTTCCGTCTCGCTCATGGCCCGAACCTGGACCCTGAATTTCGTGTTCATTCGATGCGCCTCCGTTCCGATGTCAGCCAGCCTGTTCTTTCGCCTTCCCCCTGCCCCCCCGCTTTGCAGGAGCCTTCTCCTCCACGCGGTGATACCCCAGGGGGTTCATGAGCGCGTCGGCCGCGCCGACATTCGCCGTGGTGATCGCGTCCTTCCCGTCCCATTCCCGCTTGCGTTGGGGTCGCTCCCGCACGGGAAGCTCAGAAGTCGTCTTTCCGGGTTTCATCATTTCTCGTCGTCTCCTTCGTCCGTCGATTCGTCGTCGTCCTCATCATCGGGGTCGGTATGCTTGGCGATTTCGAGCGCCTTTGATTCGCGCTCCTCGGCGGCCTTCATTTCTGCGCTCACGTCGATCCCGGGGATTTTGGACAGCAGGGTTTTCAGCTGGATCGCGTTATCCTGCCAGAGCGGGAAATAGAGGCTCGCGATCCTGTCCCAGCTCTCTTGTGTGATGTAGGGGATGTCCACGATGACCTTGCCTGAATCGAGCGGCGCATTGGTCGAATTCCGCGAATAGATCGCCATAGCCTTCTCGATCATTTCGGCATAGAGCCCCTTCCAGACTTGACGCTCCTTGTTCGTCGATGCGGAGACAAGCTCCATCAGGTTTTCGGCGGTTGAACGGTTGGACATCAGATCTGGGAGCCCGAGGAAATGCACGGGCACGCCGGTTGTCCCGCTGATGATCTTGGCGTTGGTGACGATCTCTTTTTCGAGCGCGTCAACCACGCTCATGTCCGGGGTGACGTATTTCAGGGTGCCGGAAATGACAACCAGTTTACGGAGGCGATAGTTCCGCTGGAGGTCGCCGATCTTCGCCGCCATAGCCGCCGCGTCTGCCGCGTTCGCGCATTCGACAACCGGGATCGGGGCGGCGAACAGGTGATTGATCTCCCGCCAGTCCCGGAGCGCCTTTTCGACGGCCTCAATCTGCGCGAGGCATTTCGCAATCTTCGGGTACGGTATGTTCGGTTGATGCACGCGCCCGCTGAACCGCCCGTAAACGAAGTCGGGCGCTTCAATCTTCTGTTTCGCCCCGTTCTCCGTCCACGTTGCCCGGAGATAGTCGGCGTAATCCCTGGGATCGGTTTCGATGGTGTACTTATCCTTCGCCCGTGAGCGGAACCGGACGGACACCATCTTGGCTTTCTTGTCCCAAAAGAGTTGTCCGAGGAAACATCCCTCAATCTCCGCTTCTTTCGCCCATTCCTGCGCCGTCTCCCGGTCAATGTCGTTCCACCGGACGAAGCGGTCGATAAACTCAAGCTCGGCGGCGGCATAGCCCTTGGTTTCCTTGGCCGGCGAGAATGCCGGACCGTCCCCGATGATGAATTGAGCCCGAACGTCGGCAATCATCCCGGCAAGCGGAAGACCCCAGGGAGCCGTCCCCTCGTATTTCCTGGCCATCTCCGCTATGGCGTCCGCATAGGTCGGATAGGCGTTCCCTTTGTAGGTGGTGGTAGCGGCCTGCGCGGTCGTAATGTCGTCAATGATGAGCGCTTGGGCTTCCACGCGGTTCTTGAGGATTGCGTTACTCTCAATGAGCGCCTGGACTTCCTTTCTGAGTTTTGACATCAGTAAACCGCCTCCTCGGAAATTCCAATGACGGCCCGTCCGACGCGCTTCATGTGCGTGCAGATGCCATACCGGATCGCGTCCATCGTGTGGTCCTCGAACTTCACGGGCTCGGGGAGCATGTGGCCGTTCTTGTCCTCTTTCCAGCTGTAGCCGTTGGCTTCCCGGATGATGTTCGGCGAGTCGTGAACGATATGGATCGTCTTTGAGAGCAGGAACATGATCCCGGCGCGGACACTATCCGGCCCCTTGTCCGCCGGGAGGATGTTGAAGCCCATCTCGCAAAGCTCTTGGATTGACTTCGGGTCCGCGCTGTCGAAATAGACGGGATCGCTGGGCTTGATGCCCTTTTGCCGCATGAGCCCGCCGAGCGCGCTGTTGATGAG